CCGGGGACTGCAACACCGGGGACTGGAACAAATCGTCTTTTAATACTGGTTGTTTTAATACAGAAGAACCGAAGATTATGCTGTTCAATAAGCCGTCAGATATGACATATCGTGAATGGATAGATTCAGATGCAAGATATTTACTGAATCGGATACCAAAAGACGTTGTTGAATGGGTGTATGAAGAAGATATGACTGATGAAGAAAAGGTAGCAAATCCAACCTATGAAACAACAGGCGGTTACCTCAAAGTGCTTGATGAATCAGAATGTGGTCAGTTATGGTGGGGCAGCTTATCAGACCTTCAGAAGAATCACATTAAGTCAATACCAAACTTTGATGCTGAAATCTTTGAACAGTGTACAGGTATTAAGGTAGATGAATGATCTTCAATTCATGCCCCATCAGGAAGAAGTGTTGAATCTGACTGATGATAAAAACAGGTGTGCTTATTATTTAGATATGGGACTTGGTAAAACTTTTGTAGGTGCTGAAAAAATGTATTTGCTGAACAATACTGTAAATTTGATTGTATGCCAAAAATCAAAAATTGATGATTGGGTTGATCATATGAAAACGTATTACCCGGAATACCGGGTTATGGACTTAACAAAGAAAAGCGAAGGTGTAAACTTCCGTACACTGGTTGAAACAAAAGACCTGTCGGTGCTGTCTGCTGCAACGTGCAAAATGGGCTTTAGACGATGATGAACTAAAGACCTTACAAGAACGTGCAGCATTCTTTGGATTGGATAAAACACAGTCGTTTAACGACTTCAAACAGAAGTATTTGAAGTTACCTGACAATGCTGATACAATGAATGTGAAAGAATATGATGTGTTGGCACACACCCAAAAGCTAAAGGGTGCAATCGTAAATATCATTCAGTGAAGCAGCTTAAAGAACATAAAGGTTTACAGGCAGCATATAAAGAACTTGGTATTGATGCAAGTAATCTTAGCAAGGTAGCGAATGAATGTAGGGTTTATGAATCTGCATCTGAAATGTGGGCTAACATCATGGGCGCAGAAGTCAATGGTGGTTCTGAATTGGAATATGTGAAGAAGTACTTGCCAAACAGCTATGAAGCATTCATTGAAATTCTGAAAGGGGTAAAATAATATGAATGAGAAATTACAGAAAGCACTTGAACGGTATAAGGAAAAATTCAATGATGATTTTCCAACTATTCCGTTTGAAAGTCAGGAAGATGAAGAAATTATTGACATTATTGATGAATGTATTGAAGAAAACAAAGACGTTTATGATCTTGGGTACTTGTCACTTGACGATATAATGTATTAAAAAGCAAAGGTATACAATTCTGAACCTTTGCTTTTTTATTACCTATATGATCGTTATATAAGGTCAGAAAGGGGGATAAAAGGAACATGAAAGCGTTGCACATTCACTTGGTACTGTAGAAAGGTATGGTGATCCTGATTATCTCCCAACTATGGGTTAAATAGTATTTTTAAGGCATCCGCAAGGGTGTCTTTTCTTTTGTCCGAAAAAGGCTTATGACGTTTAAACTGCTGCTGAAATGACCCCTGCAACATGGGATATAAACTGTTGACCGTTCCCGGTGACACCGGATATAAAAACATGACGGAGAAAGGAAGAAGAACATGGAATTTTTAAAAGCATTTTTTGGTGATAAGGCTATCACCTATGATGAACTGGTACAGGCAATCAATGCCTATAACGGTGATGAAAAGAACAAAGAGAAGCTGATCAAGATGGTCAACCTTACTGATGGTGGTTATGTGTCTAAGGACAAATACACCAACCTTGAAACTGACCTTTCCGGTAAGACTACAGAACTGACCAAGGCAAACAACCTGATTGAAGAACTGAAAAAGTCAGCCGGGAAAGACGAAGAAACACAGCAGAAAATCACTGCATATGAAACAGAGATTGCAGACCTTAAGAAAGAGAATGCAGAACTGAAAACAGAAAATGCATTGAAATTTGCGTTGGTTGCAGCAGGTGCAGTTGATGTTGATTATCTTGTATTCAAGGCAAAGGAAAAAGGTGAAATCAAACTTGGTGATGATGGGAAAATCAAAGGTGAAGATGATCTGATTTCAGGTCTTAAAACACAGCATCCTACCATGTTTGAAGCATCCAATGGTAATCAGCAGCAGAGTGGTAGCAGAAAGATTCTTGAAAACAACCTGCCGGGTGGAGATAAAGACAAGACAGTTACCAAAGAACAGTTCCTTAAGATGGGTTACAACGAAAGAATGAAACTCAAAGAGGAAAACCCGGAGTTATTCAAACAGTTAAATGTACACTAAGAAAGGTTAAAATGGTGAATTAAATGGCAAGA